CTCTCAGGGAATGCCCCATCTAGGCGTAGTGTCTGCGGGTTGAGGTCAATGATGGTTTCCTGCGCGGCGCGAGGAAGTGTGAACTTCGCCCCAGAAGGGTTAGTTACCACTCCCCCAGCGCCCTCGTAGCGGATTTTTGGCCATACAGAAACATCACCGTAATTCGTCACTGTGACAGTTTCTTTTCCGGTCATCACCGAAGATTTAGCCACACCATCAAAACACACCACCGGAACCGTCAACGTCTCCGCCGACCGGCGCCGCATATCCACCGCAACACCCGGCAACACACCGTCCACCACAAGCTCAAACGTCAACGGCGACAATGGATTATCCGACTCGATAATGATGACGCAAGGGTTGTCCGGCGTCGCTGCCGCCCACCCCTGACGCAACCGACGGTACGTATCCTCCAGGTCCTCACCATCACGAGCCTTCAGATAGAACTCGAGCTCTGTAGAAATCGGGCCGAAACGCCGAACCCCCGGCAGAACACCAGCACCACCAGGGACCGGCAAATCAGACCTCGACGCATTCGCCCGAAGCTCCACCAAAGACCCATACGGAGACAAGACTTCCGAATCCCGGTCCGTGCCAGACAGTCGCCACTTATCACCCAGAGCGGTAATCAACACCACATTCAGCAATTAGACCCGCTCCTTCCTACGAGACACAGCAACCTCACTAGCCGAACGCACAATCCGATACGAACCATTAGTTCCAGCCGTAACCTCAGCCAACAACTGGTCAATCTGGTCCGCCGTGTACACCTTCTCCCCATCAAGGTGAATCGTCGTCTCACGACGAATCTGGTCCCGAACACCCGCATTCGCGTACTTCGAATCCAGCTTCCAATTCACACCAGCAGCTTCAGCCGCGTCACGATTAGCCTTAGCCGCAGCCAAATACTCACCGCGTAGCTCCTCGTTACCCTCGGCCCACGCCTGCGAGGACTGCTCTAACGACTTAATCGTGTAGTCCAGTCCCTTGAGCGTGTGCTCCAACGGGGTGGTTTTCTCGTACAGGTCAATCTCGGCGGTGAAGTCTTCAACCTTGCGGGCTAAATCGTCCCGCTGGTCTCGGGCATCATATACCGGTTTCAGGGACTCGTTAATCTTGAGTGCTGTTTCTGCCTGCGCAAGCTCCGGCAACTGGGCGCGAAGAACCGCCGTCGGGTCTCCACCGCGGTAAGCAGCACGCCCCATCAGCTTCAACACGCGGTCAAGGTTTCCACGGTCAATATTGACCCCAGTTTCCGCAAGAACCGCGTTAAGCGCCTGCTGCAGCGAATTGTACTGCGCCTTCTGGCCACGGTACTCATTCGCATAACTACCTCGAGCACCCAACTTGGCGCCCCAACGGCCCAGAGTGTTCTTGTCCATGGCCTGCTTGACCTCAGCCATCTCAGCCATGAGCTTCGCCACCTGGGCCGTACCAGTAGCATCAACCAGGTCAACGCCGGCGACCTTCGCGGACATGCGAATCAGCCGCTCCTGCGCCTTCAACAGGTCCTGCTGGTTACGCACGTTCTCACGCTGCGCCTCAGCCAGGGCAGCTTCTGCCTTAATCTGTTCGAGTCGGGCAGAAACCTCACCCTTCAACGCTTCAGCACGCGCCTTCTCGTACGTAAACAGCGCAGAAATAGCCGCATCGGACCATTCCTGCAGCACTCCCTGAGCCTCTAAGGCCTGGTAAGCCATGTAGGAGTCCCAGTCCTCGTGCAGCCCCATCATCTTCACCTGGGCGATGGTGGCGCCGCGCTTAATCTCCGCATCTAGGGCAAGGCGAGCCTCCGCCACCTTTAGTGCCCCTTCTGCTTCTGCGATGTAGCGGTCGTGCTGCGCCAGCATGAGGTTGTACTCGGCTTCACGCTGCGCATTCGCGCCACGAATCAACGCCTGCTGCAAAGTAGTGACCTTGCCTTGCAGGTCAACTATCAGCTTCGCGTAATCCGCAATAATGGACCACCCGTCAGCCAAGGCCTTAAGTGCGTCTAGGCGGGCCTTGCGAATCTTGGCGATAAGGTCCTCAATCGCACCCACAATCGCCTTGATAATCCCAATGCCCACCTTGAGCATGTCCATAGCCATGCCCAGGGTGATACCCGCCGGGCCAGCAAAACCAGCCAACTGCAATAGTTGACCAGTAACCTGACCCAGACCAGCGTTGACCGCCTGGGCCGGGGCACCCATGCCAATCAACTGGTTAGCCAGCTGCTTGGCTTGCGGAATCATGCCCTTAATCTGGCCCTGGGACAACAACACAACATTGTCCAGGTCCATGGCCTGCTTCTTACGGGCATCCGCCAGCTCCTGCTCCGCCTTAGAAACAGCCTCGTTAGCCTTAGTGACTTCTTCGGCGTGCTTCTTGGCGTTCTCCTCGGAGTTCTTGTCCACCTCCTCACGAACATCCTTGAGCTTCTTTTCCGCTTCGGTGACCTTGTCCGCAGCCTTAGCACGGTCATCGTCCGACTCCGCTTTAGCCTTTTCAGCCTTAGCATCGTCCAACGCTTTTTGTGCCTCGTCGATTTTCTTCTGGTCATCTTCGGAAACACCTTCGGGCATGTCGTTCAAATCAGCGACAGCCTTACGGGCGTCCTCCAATGCCTTTTCTTTCTCGACAATGGCGTCAAGGTTCTTGGCGGCGCGGGCTCGAGACTCCCAGAGGGTGTCCTCACCATCAAGCACCGTCTTGACGATGTCAGAACCAGGCAAGTCCAACCCAAGGTCAAGAACGCGGCGCGCACCTTGGCGGGCGTTAATACCTTCAATGCTGTTGTAATCACCGGCCTTTGCCAACCATGCTTGCGCATCATCAACAGCGCGGGCAATCACTTCAGTTTGTCCCTTAATGGCTGGAACAAGGTCACCTAGAGAACGGATCATGTCCGACAGGCTCGACCACTGCGACGCGGTAAACACCGGCTCCGGCTTGCCCGACAGATTCTGAGCAAACCCACCATGCGGCAACCAACCACCCTGGTCATAGAGCTTCGACAATTCAACAATTCCGCCACTAGCGTAGCCACCAGCACGGTCATAAGCCGCAGGGAGCGAACCATACTGACGGACCGCGTAGTTCATCGACGCACGCAGGTTAGCCTCCGGGTCCCAAATATCGTCATAGCCCGGGTCCTTGTTCGCCTGGAAAGTCGGGTCAATGACCTGCATCAGGCCCTTAGACGGGGTGCCAGCCACGGCATTGGAGTCCCAATCGTTAATGGCACGCGGGTTACCGCCGGATTCCTGGTTCATGCGACGCAGCACAGTGTCAGCCAAAGACACAGGGTAACCCTTGTCCTTGAGGACAGCCTCCACCATTCCGCGCCACTGCTCAACACCAGCAGAAACGCCGCCCTGGACAGCTCCCATCTCTGATGCTTTACCGGAGACGAACTCCCACGCAGCCGTGGACAACTTCTTCAAAATAGCGCCAGGAAGTTTACCCCACTCGCCAAACTTGTCAGCGCCGGGGAACTCGCCAATCTTTTCCATGGCTTTATCCCATAGAGACTTAACCATGTTGATAGGATTCCAGCCGCCACCTTCGCCGGGCACATCGTCTAGGACTAGTTCCTTGCCCTCAAACCTAATGGGGGTGCGGGTTGCCCAGTGGACGTGGTTGGTGTGACCAGCGTTAGTGCCTGGGCCATAATCCAGCGGCGCGCCATTCTTCAGGTTCTGCCACCCGTCGAGCGGATAGTGGATCAGCTCAGCAGAATTGTGGAAGTTCTTAAAAATAGCACGCGCCAGAGCCTTCGACTCTGCGGACGGCATCTGCGTCGCATAGGTCGCTGGGTTCTGCCAGTCAGTCGCGCCCTGAACCGAGTAGTCGTGGAAAGACCCCGGCTCACTACGAGAAGCAGAGGTCAGATTAAACACGCCTGGGAAGAACTTGGCCACGAACGCGGCCTGGGACTGCTGCACTGCGGAAAGTGGCCCCGCCAGGTTAGTAAAGCCACCACCGGCGAAATTACCCAAATCAATAATTCCGCCGGTGGCGAAGTGGGAGTGCTTCAGTCGGTCCCTAACACCAGCTGCACCACCCTGCCGGGCGGCACTGTTGATGTTATCCACCCAGTCCTTACCCAGAGCGCGTGTAGCCTCCGGGCGGAGAATCGCTTCACCACCGGATAGGCCAATGCGCATACCAGTGCGTGGTTCCACGAAGGTGTAGGGGTCACGGCCAGGCGTATATCCGGGCAGAATACCACCGGTTGCGAACTTAATCTCCTGCAACTTGTCCAGGCCAACGAGACCGGCAACAGCGTTCCATGCCTTACGGATACCGCCGTTGTAGACCACATCCACAACGAACTGCACCGGCGCCTTGGTCTTACCTTTAATCTCGTCCCAAATCCGGCCAATGTTATCCACCGTGGAACGGAACCAGCCCTTGAGCACGTCCAGGCCACGCTTAAACGGCCCAAAGACATTCTCATCCACCCACACCCAGCCGGCATGCAGGCGGTCAGACATCCATTGCCACTTGTCAGCAATCCAACCAGCAACAGACAAGACAGCTTCCCAAATACGGTGGAAGCCACGAATCTGACGTTGAATGACGTTCTCGTTCAGCCAGTTCCAGATGTTTAGCAGAACTCCGTAGAGCCAGTTCCACTTGTCGGCAATCCACCCGGCAACCGCGGATACCGCATCCCAGATGGCGTGGAATCCGTCAATGACGTTCTGGATGACATTGTCATAAATCCAGCCCCACACTGTAGATAGAGTTGCGGACAACCAGTTCCACTTATCGACAATCCAATCAATCACGGACTGAATTGCCGGCCACAAGGTGTTCTGGAAGAAGTCGACCATGGGGTTTAGGACGTTGTCCCGAATCCAGCCCCATACCTCGGTGAATTTGTCCGATAGCCACTGCCAAGCGTCACCAATCCACTGGAACACGCTCTGCAGCGCGGGCCACAGGGTATTCATGGCGAAGTCCGATAGTGCCTGCCACACCGGCTGGATAACGTTCTCCCACGCCCACTGAATAGCAGACGAAAGCAGATTCCAGGCGATAAGCAGCGGCGTCAGAATAATGGTGGCGATAACACCAATCGTGATTTTCGCCAGCTCCAAAATCCCGTTAAACACCGGCTGAATAACGTTCTCCCAAGCCCAAGACAAACCGTCCCACAAGGCAGTGAAGGCATCGCCGACGAAGCCCAAAATGGCTTCAACAACAGGCCAGAAATTCTCCTGCAGGAACGTCAAGAACGTGCCAATCCACTCCAACACGGTAGTGAATACAGCCGTGACTTTCTCGGCCAGCCAGGTGAAGGCAGAAACGACAACGTCAATGATGAACGCGGCAACCTGACCCAAAATCTCAATAAACGGGCCGAGGATATTTTCCATGAGCCATGCGAACTTGTCCGCAACCCACGCAAGAACCTCAGCCACAATCTTCAGCGCCTCAACCAGTAGGAACACGGCCCCGACGACAACGCCGCCAATGACCGCACCCACAACCTTCAAAATAGGCAGCAGGAGCTTAGCGAAGAACTCGCCAATTGGCTTTACCGCCTCCCACAGAGACTGGAAGGCCTTCCACAAAGACTGGATTACAGAAACTAGCGACTCAAACAAGGAAACAGCAACGCTGCCCAGTGCAGAGCCAAGGGACTCACCTACCGACTTCAGTGAATCCCACAGGGACTTGAAAATATCCCCCAAGGAGGACACCACATCACGCATAGTCCCGGCCATGAACTGAACCACGGGCTGCAGCATAGCGGCCAGCTGGTCACGCTTTTCCTGCAGGAAACCCCACAGGCCCTGCACAGCTTCGCGGACGTCGAATAGGAAGCCGACCACACCCGAGTCCTCTTCCAGACCGAATGGCAAGCCGGTGTAGTCGCCCTTGAAAAGGATGTCCCAAACGCCGGACGCTAGGTCAGGCAACTTGGATAGTGCGTCTCCCACTTCGTGGAGCTTGCCTACTATCCATTCAGCCTTATCCGCGCCCACGATTCGGGCTATGCCAACGTAGCCGTCATCGCCACCCTTGAAAGCGGAAACCATTTCACCCCAGGCGGACACGACGGTGCTCTTGACGTAGGACACCTTATCCATCAGCCCAGTGAAGGCATCGCGCACACGGAAGATGTAGTCCACCGCGGCGGAGTCTTCATCCCAGCCGAAGGCATCCTTGAGGACCGACGTGTAGTCGCGGTTTACAAACAGGTCCCATAGTCCGTTCCAGGCGTCACTGAACAAGCTGAAAAAGCCACCGATCTTATCGGCCAGCCAATCCCAACCAGTAGCGAACACGCCAGAAATCCAGTCCCAGCCGTCTTTCAGCGCGCCTACGAATTTATCCCACAGGTCACGACCGAGTTCAGTCTTAGCGAAGAAAGCCCACAACGCAGCACCAGCCGCAGCCACTGCAGCAACAATGGCGACAATCGGGGCTAAAGCCGTAGCAGCAGTCGCAGCCAACCCAAGCATGGACGTTTCAGCAGCCGCCGCCGCAGCAGACCACGCCGTAAAAATAGGCGCAATTGTCGCCGCCCCAACAACAGCCGCAGACAACGTACCAACAGCCCCAGCAACAGCAAGGAAAATAGCCGGGTGCTCTCCTACAACTTTCGCCACATTAGCGGCCTTATCAGCGAACTCCGCCATTAGCGGCAGCAGTGCCGTACCAATAGCTTCCTTAGCGTCGTTGTATTTTGCGGTCGCAACCTGCTGCTTATGCGCAGCGGTGTCCGTTTCACGAGCAAACTGTCCCTGAGCACTAGCGGTCTGCTCGGTCAGCAGCTTCAACAGAGTCTGGGCCTTAGCCTGCTTCTCCGCCTCACCTGTCAGACCGTCCAAACCATCAGCAGCCATGCGGGCGTTAATGTCCGCCTGCTTAATCGAGACACCATAGCGCTCAATAGGGTCCGTCTCACCACGTAGAAGCGAAGACACAGCCTCAACCGCTTCCTTGGTTGAGCCACCAAAAGTTGCCGCCAAGTCGGCTGCTACCTCCACAAGGTTCTCGGACTTGTCCGCAACCTCGTCCATGGGCATACCCATGTTCTTCAACATCGCGCCCATATTCGCCGCCAGCTCACGATACTCACGGCCCGAGACGCCAACCTCATCCGCTGCGCGTTTAGAATTATCAATAATGCCCTGCGCATGGTCGGCAAAAATGGATTCAACCGCGCCATACGATTGCTCCGCCTCGGAGGCGTACTCCATCGACTGCTTAGCAATCAGGCTAATACCACCCAACGCGGCGGAGGCATGGAACTTATACTTCTGCGCGAACTCACCAAACTTCACGGCGCCATTCTTCGCAGAATCCGCCATCGACTGAATACGGTCCTTAGCGCTACCAAAAGCACCGCCGGACTTCTCCAATTCACGATTCAGGTCAGACTGCGAATCCTGCAGCTTCGCCAAAGTGGAGTTCAGGTCATCAAGCTGGTCCTTGTGCTTTTGCTCAGCAACACGGACGTCAATTTCAGCCTGCTCTAGTTTCTCAGTCTCGCCAATAACGCGGGCCTTGGCTTCCTTGACCTTAGCCAGCTCAGCAATACCCTTGTCACCCTTTTCTAAAGCGGCTTGGTATTTGTCTTCAGCGTCCTGAAGTTTCAGAGTAGCGGCTTCCAGCTTTTCCTTCTGTGCCGCCTGCTTGGATGCTGACTTCTCATAAGCACGGTCCAGGTCCTGCAGCTTAGAAGAGGAGGCCTTAACCTGGCGCTCAAGGTTCTCCACCGCCGATTCCATACCTTCAGACATGGCTTTACCGGCGCGCTCACCAGAAGCCTTAGCCGGCTTCTCCAAACGCTCGGCAAACTCCTTAGACATGCCGCGGAAAGTTGGAATAACCGGGACTGATACGAAACCAGCAGCCATATTAAAAACCTCTCATCCCCCACCAACTAAGTGGGATTTAACTCCTCAAGCATGCGCAAAGATTCCGCCTGCGACGACTTAAACGAACGACCAGAACCATCCGACAACACACGACGCCGGTCCTGCCCCATACGCTCACGCTTCTCGGCAGCGATACGCGCCTGCTCCGCCTCCTGCTCCAAATCAGTAGGAGACTTCAAAAACGGGTGCTCAAAGCCCTTATCCATCTGACTCGACTGGAACAAAGCCACAGCCAACGCAGCCTTATCCGCCGGCTTAATATCCATGCGCTTAGCCCCAACGCGAGACTCCGGCCGGTCCAGCAAGTCCTGATACAAGGCCACAACCCGGCGGGTAGATAGTGGGCCTTCGGGGTCCAGCCAATCCCGAACATCAAGACCAATGCGCAGTAAATCAACCTCAAGAAGGTCAATATCCTCCAC